TACTTGCATCGAAGAGGCATTGGGTTGTGCAGTTGATGAGTTCGTTAGTAGGCACATTGTAGAGGAGCTACAAGAGTCCGGTATCTACAGGGATGATGTATACATTGGTGATTCAGCATCGGATGAAGAGATCGAGTTCGACTCTGAGATAGACAGCAAACCCAAAGGGCGTGTTCGTCTAACTAAGTACTACGGTAAAGTTCCACGAGCTATGCTCCTGAACGAACCCGGAGTTGAAGCAGAAGACCTAGAGCCGGGACATTACGTTGAGGCTATCGTTGTATTAGCTAACGGTACTGAAGTACTCAAGGCTATGGGCAACCCTTACATGTGCCAAGACCGTCCTATCGTGGCGTTCCAGTGGGACATCGTACCTTCAATCTTCTGGGGTCGTGGAGTCTGTGAGAAAGCCTATATGAGCCAGAAGGCTCTTGACGCTGAGCTGCGCGCCCGCATCGACGCGTTAGCCCTTACTACGCACCCAATGATGGCAGTGGATGCTACACGTATCCCAAGAGGACACAAGTTGGAAGTCCGTCCGGGTCGCATGATTATGACCAACGGCAACCCTGCTGAAACCTTGATGCCCTTTAAGTTTGGTGGCGTAGATCAGATCACCTTCTCGCAGGGACAACAGCTCCAGCAGATGGTGAGTCAAGCTACGGGATCAGGCGAAGGTGCACCCGCTATGAGTGGCGGTGATGTAACAGCAGCTGGTCAATCCATGTCCCAAGGTGCTGTAGTCAAGCGCCAGAAGCGCACGTTGGTGAACTTCCAAGAGAACTTCTTGATCCCATTCGTACGTAAAGCTGCTTATAGGTACATGCAGTTCGACCCTGACAACTACCCAGTACAGGACTACACGTTCATTCCATTCAGTTCGCTGGGTGCTATGGCGCGTGAGTACGAGGTATCTCAACTAAGTCAGATCCTACAGATGGTCGGCCCTGAGTCCCCAGCTCACGGTGCTATCATCAAGGGAATCATCGACCACCTTAACGTATCCAACAGGGATGAGCTAATAGCTGCTATCGACGCTGCTAACCAGCCCAACCCAGAAGCAGAACAGCAAGCTCAACAACAGCAGCAGGAAGCTCACCAAGCTCAGATGGCTATTCAGCAGGGGCAAGTCGCTCTACTCAATGGTCAAGCTGAAGAGTCCAAGAGCCGTGCACAGAAGTACAACATCGAAGCACAGCTAATGCCTGAGGAGCTAACCCTCAAGTATGCTGAGGATATGGACGAGAAAGAGTTCCAACGGAAGAAGCAGATGTCTGAGCTTCTACTGAAGGAGCAAGAGCTACAGGTTAAGCAAGACGGCCAGATGGCTAACGTAGCTAAGATGGGAATGGAGCAAGCAGCTCCGACACCCCCTCAGAGGCCCCCCATGCCTCCACAGGGAGGGGTACTTTAATGATGACACCTAAGGCGGCTACATGGAATACAGAACAGTAGCCGCACTTAGTGGCATTATAACACTAACACTCTTATTCGTTGTCCTCTACGCTAGTGCAGAGGGTAACAACGAACACTTTAATCAAGATGCAACGCACCAGATACTAGATCATATTATTATGTTCTTCTCTGGTACAATCGTAGGGATCGGCTTAGACCGACTCATAAAGAAGGCGACCTCAAAGGAGAGATAATCGCATGGTAGACCAGAAGAAGTTCGACGAACTAGTCGAGAGCACAACTAACTATCTCCAACAACTACTCAACAGAGTGGGCGCATTGGAAAAAGAAGTTAAAGAACTAAAGGCTAAGAAGACCATCTCAAGGAGCGCTAAGAATGACTGAAGAAGATAAGAAGTTCTTTGAAGATGCGCGGGACTTGTTCTTGACTACCGGCTGGGCTAACTTTAAAGCCGAGCTTGAGGTTGCGATCAACCAAATACACGTAGCTAACTGTGAAGACGAGAAGACATTCTGGATGGCTAAGGGCCGTTTCGAGATCCTATCTCAACTAGTTGGGTACGAGAACGCTGTTGCAGCAGCTGAAGCTTCCAACGAGGAGGTGGACGATGCGTCGGATCTATGACGTACGCTGCACTAAGTGTAACGAAATCACTGAGGTGTTTGGCAGAGCGGAAGATGATTTCCGGTGTGGAGCCTGTTCTGCTCCTGCTAATACCATAGTGTCTCCTGTGAAGTGCAAGCTTGAAGGTGTCTCTGGGGACTTCCCCGGTGCTGCATTCAAGTGGAAGCGCGACCACGAACGGAGAGCACAGAAGGGATAACTAC